TATTAATTTACCTCCTTTAGTTGTTCCTGTCCATCTATAGTTGGGGTCTTGTGAAATTCCAGGATTGACAAATGTTATTAAATCTCCAGGTGTATAATCTCCAGACGTTAAAACTGTCAAAGTATTGTCATAATGAAAACCTTGATTGTTATCAGTTGCAAATGTGACCTTAATTTTGTTTGTATTATCAAAAAATTTTGACCTTAAATTATAAACGTTAATTCTTTCACCGATAGGTAAATCAAATGTTAACCCAAACATATTTTTTACATTGTCTCCAGCCGGTCTTCCAAGTTTTTGTGAACGAGTTGTATGATAGATTTTAGGATTTTTTGCCGCAGACGGCACCCCCGATAATGGTTGTGAGAATGTTGTTGCAATAATGTTTAATACACTATCATAATTTTCATTATCACGACTCACCGTGTTTGTAACTATTGGCTGCGTAGCAAGGTAAGTTTCTAATGTCGTAAGATATGAATCATTATTAGCAACTTGCGTAATTTGAGATGTTGTCGGTGGAACATCTTCCGTATTTGTGGTAACTGGTGTAATATTACCATTACTACATTCACACGCCTGACAATCAGGGTATTGAATCATTGCTAATTTGATAGGGTCAAAGTTATATGATGTAAGTTTACCGAAATTTTTAACTAAAGTTCTCAAAAGAAATCCATAGAATACTAACCTTAATAATATTCCACCTAAAAATAAAATCATGTTCCAAGTTAATGGATTTCCTGCCACCGCAAGAACATAAGCCTGTCCCTCAGCCACAGTTCCAATTATTGCTTTAGTAACAAATGCAATCAAAGCACCAACTACAATCACCGCAAAGTTATTGTATAACCAAGCAACGAAATGATATAGAATTAACAACGGTAATCCGATTATCTGAATAACTTGGAAAATTATCGCAAATAGAAAATAAATGAAATCGAAGTTTCTAAATCCTTCATTAACAGGGAATTTGTTAACCGAATCCGCACACTCGTTACTATCAATTTCTTTGATTCCTATAAATTTACCTCTACCACCACTTTTATATTGGTCAATCAAACCTGAAACTGTATAAACTCTGTTAAAATCAAACTGATAGAAAGTATCCTGACAATCAATCATCTCATTCAATTTTTTTATTCTTTGAGTTGAATTGAATCCTTTGGTGTAACCCGACCAATCTAATCCAAAGTAATATGAACTTCCTAATTTGTTTGTATCATCAATACTAACATTATTTAAATTCGGGTCAACAACTGGGTTGGACCAACCATACTCTCTAACATTCGGGACCAAATAATATGGTCGTCTCGTTTGCTCTGATAGTTCACTAGATTGTTGCCATTTTATCTTAAACCTATATTTCGCCTTTGTTGGAATACCAATTGTCGGGTCATTAGATAAAACTCTTTCTCCAAATTCATTTGTGACAATATAATCCAAGTTCATTGGAAGTTCTGACAACCATGAACCGTTACCATCAATTACATTTCCGTTTTGTTCTAACTTATATTCCTCCAAGATTGGATTACCATCAGAGTCTATTTGTATGGTTTGTCTTATTGCTAAGATTTGGCCAGGACCAGCTTGTAATTGACATAAATTTCCAAAATTATCTCTAACTTTTCCACCCAATCCATCTCTACCACCTTTTATTCTAAATGTATCAGGTGTGGAATAAATTGAACCCATGAAAACTGAGGTCGGCTGAATATCTACGTTTGCATCATCTCTTAAATCAAAATCTAATCTGTTGATGGCTATTTGACAAATTGCAGGTTCTCCCCAAAGAGGTGATATTTCAATTTGTTTATTAATTGATATAATCTGTGGTAGAGAATTCAAGTCTGTTGATGTCTTAAAAGTATCTCCAGCGACTTGAGCTTCCGTAGCTAAACCAATTCTAATTAAATCTTGTGGTGTCAAAGAAAACTCTCCGATATCTGATAAATCCACATCCATTAAGATATTTTGAATACCTAATGGAACACCCATAATCATGTAATCTCCACTCTCATTTGTCTTTGCAGTGAACTTGTAGTATTTGTCGTAGATGTCTACAACAGTTGTCGCAGTCAAAGCGTCTATTCTTGAAGGTAATGTTCCTGTTGCTGCGTGTTTGGAATATGATTTCTCATATGGAAGAAGATTGTATCTATAGCCATCTTCATTTCTATCATTAACTGACTTATAAGGATAAATTGAAGTAATGATTGGATTGGATTGGTCTACAACTTCAATTGGAATAAAAACCGCCACCCTTGCATTAGGAACACCTAACCCATTATTAGCGGTGACTCTTCCAACAAGAACACCATAATCAGAGCAAGCTCTGACATAAATGTCCTCCTGTTGTAACTTGAGAGACAAAATCTCGAGAAATTCGAACTCTTGGTCTATTTGAACGTTTATCGTCTTGTTAACACCGAGTTCGGTCCTAATCCTATACGATTGACCCATTGAGATGTTTAGTTATAAATAGTTAATGTGAATTTTTTTGGGAACACACATTTAAATTATAACTCAATAATGAAATAAATAAACTTGTTAAGAGAATGTAACTGTTTGGAAATTCTTAACTGATACTCTAATGTCTTTATTTGGATATCTGATTTGATACACCTGATTTGGTTGAGCAAAAATAGTGTCGTCAACTGGTCCAATGGCCTTTGTTTCAGCGTTTGAATATTCCATAGATGTTTCAGCGGATGAGTATTGTCCTCCAACCTCATTGAATACATCAACGCTTGTAACTGTCAATACTCCATTAGAATCTTGTATGATACTCTTAAGTTCTGATAGATACACATTCTGACCAAGTTGTCTTGTTTGGGGATTGAAGTAAGATGAAACTTTATCAATTACATCAGATATAACCTGACCTGAATTCTGAGCAGAATCTAAAACAATAGAGACATCGACACTCAAATCTATGACTTCAGCACTTAATATTGAAATATAATCGTTCATCATTCTATAGTTAGAAAGATAATTTGCAATATTTTGTCTCAAAGTGTTAGAAACAATACTTGTAAGTTTTCCTGAAGTATCATAAGATAATATTTGAATTAAAATTTTATTATCATTTTCTGTGATTGATACTTTTGCAGGTGCTCCGTATTGTGATGGCATATTTCTCAAGATTGATTCATAATCTTGAACTGTAACAGCTCTTTTTTGTGCTGCGAAGTTGAATGATACATAATTTCTAATCTCTTCAAGTGAAGGAACACCAGCCCCACCAATTGCAGCAGTAACGTTGTTACATCTTAATGAGTTAACAACAGCTGAGTTGGTTGACTCCGAAGGACCATTAACAAAGAAGTTTACAGTTCCTACCTGATTGATAATATTAGTTCCCAAGTTAGTTGCCAAACCACCACCAACTCTGTATTGAACAAACAATGTTGAGTTTGGTGTTAATGCTGAACCTAAAGATAAATTGTTTGAATATTTTTGAAGGTCTAATGTTGCACCAACTGTAGTGAATTGGTCTAAGGCATCTTGAGCGGTATTTGTTCCACCACCAAAAGTCATTTTTTTGAATCCTTCAGGTGTAAATTCTGTGATGAATCTGTTTTGTGTTTGAATATATCTACCAACTTTAATACCAGGCTGGTCAGAAACTTTAGTTGGGTCTTCGATGAATACTCTGTCTTCTGCTAAAGCATCAACTTCATACCATCTGTTTTCTATTCCAATAAATTCAGCAGTAGTTGGAATGTTAGTATATTGTGTTCCGTTCTTTAGAAGAACACTTGTTATACCCAAAACATTTTTCTCAGGTAAAAACAATTCAAAGAATGGCTTAACATCGTTAGGTGTGATAACTCTCTTGAATACTTTGGTGATACCGTTAACAACAACTTCTCTTTTAGTTATTGTATAATTTACAAGAACACCGTTAGCATTGAAGTTAGGTATTTTCAATCTATTAGGAAAACCTTCTGAGTTATATGGTGATGTAAAATCAATGTCGTTTACGTTTTCAAAAACAATACCCGCACCAACAACCTGTGAACCTCTTAACAAAGTTCCCAAATATCTTTCATCTTCTTTATCACCAAATGCTGGAACTGTTATTGAAAAATCTACTAAAGCAACTGATGGTCTTTGACCTGGTATCTTTAAACCATATGTTCTGGCAATGTTATAAATTGAAGACTTTTGTTGTGCATATTGAAGAACAGTTTCCTGTATACTTCTATCAATTTGATAATTTAGGTTATCTGAAATTGCAGCGTTTAAGTCCAAGAATACTGAGAATACAGATGCATCGTTAAAATCTTGAATTAATTCAGGATAATACGTTCTAACATAATTTATAAGTTCAGCTCTTACACCTTGATAATCTCTTGTAGTATATGATATTTTACGATTTGCCATCTATCTTAAATATTGATAATTATAAAATCACTCTCACTAAATGTTTGTGAGTTTGTTGCGTAATCTATTTTAATTTTTGCAGTGTAGTCTGCAGTCCCTTTACCAGGTAATCTATATATGTCATACATTTTAGCATCACCAACACTTGTTGTATTTGCTTGAGTGTCTGTTTCATTTGCAACATCTGCAGGTTCGATAGTTATTTTATTAACTAACAAGTTTGGCATATATCTTTGAATTGAATCTCTAATGTCCGCCTCAATCGCACTGAATGTTAATCCATCGAAAGGTTCAAAGACATATTCGTAAAGTCTTGTCCCAAAATCAGGAAGATAATATCTTGAACCTTTTCTTGTCAACAATAGATGAATTAAATCCGCTCTAACCTCTTGTCTTTGAAACTCGGTTAGTTGTAAATAATCACCTCGTGTTGAATCCTGAAATGGGAAATTTATACCATATGTAGTTCCATCTGCCATATGTGATAAATATACTTGGATT